ACTACTAACGGATCATCAATGTCATGGGGTCAGATCGAAGCAGGTGGTGGACCAAAATCAATCAGTGTATATAACTCAAGTTCCACATGGAATAAACCCAGTGGAATTAAGCGTATATGGGTTAAATGTACTGGTGCTGGTGGCGGTGGATCAGGTTATGGTGAATCTGGATCCGCAGGTGGACATACTGAAAGTATTGTTAATGTAGAAAACATTAACTCCATCTCTGTCTCCGTTGGTGGAGGAGGTGGTGGAACCAATTATTCAGGTCGTGCTGGTAATGGTGGTACTTCATCCTTTGGTAACTATTGTTCATCAGGTGGTGGACAAGGTGCTAATAGGAACCAACAGCATGAAGGATCATTGGGTGGTAACCCTAACCAAGGTTCTGTTAGAATCTATGGTGGTTCAGGTCAAGGACATAGAAATCCACCAGGTCTAGGACATGGTGGATCTAGTTTCTGGGGAGGTTCATCTCCTACTACTCACAGGAACCAACAGTGGGCTCAGCGTTACAGAAGTCATGCTGCATACGGTGCAGGTGGATCCTCTGGTAAGAACGGTGAGAGAGGTGGCGATGGTCGCCAGGGTATTATTGTAGTTTACGAATTCGATTAAAATGAAAAGTTGTTTAGTTAGAACAGACGGTTTTATCACCGATATCTGTAACAAAGGCGAAGAGTTCGAAGTCTACACTGGTCCAGGATCTTCACTTAAATGGGTTGATGCACCTGACGAAGTAGACATCGAATGGAGATTAATGTTAGGGGAATGGATCCCTAATTTTGTCTACACTGACCCTCTTAACGAGAAATTAATTGCCTATGGATCTGAAGGATCTCAGTTAGGTAAACTCTGGAAAGATATAGATGCAGGTCTCTTTGGTGCAAAAGCTAAAGAAGGTCAATTCTATAAACACGTTAAGAATGTAAAGGACAATGCACGTCCTATTACATGGGTTGAGAAAGAAATAGTTGATCCTGCTGATCCTAATAAAACTATTAAGGAGACAGTGGCAGAAGAACCAGACACACCTTTCCCACATGATGACAACATGCCAGCATGGAATACTGCAGAGCAAATGGACATAGGTGTTCGTAGAGAGTTTAAACTCGCTGAGTTTGCTGATCGTGGTAACACAGCAACAGGTTCAGATCATGTTGATGCACAACCTATAACTCAAGCACCTGTCACAGAAGCAGTGGATACTGATCCTGCAAATGGAACTCCACCAACATCACACGCACCAGATCTTGATGATCGTATAACTACTGATAACCCTCAGTAAACTTATTACTTTATTATGAATATTCGTAATGTCCTCATTGTTGGGGGTGGAACTGCTGGTTGGATGACTGCTGCAGCACTCCTAAAATTATGCCCACACATTAAAACCTCGTTGATCGAGAGTCCCGACGTACCCACCAGTGGTGTCGGTGAATCTACTCTCGGACAGATCAACGAGTTTTTTAAGTTATTGGACCTTAAGGATGAACAGTGGATGAAAGACACTGGTGCTACCTATAAGGTGAACATCAGATTTAATGATTTCTATCAGAAAGGTGAGACATGGGATTATCCATTCGGTAGTGCTGAGAGAGTATTAAAGACATTACCACATGGGTGGATGTCATGGTTCTCATTAAATTTAACTAGACCAGAGAAGTATCACAGGGGCACATTTGCTGAGTGTTTTAATAGTGTAGGTGCGTTAGCTAAGTATAATAAGTTAAGTGATGATGATAAGTGGTGGAACCCATGGGTAGACAGTGCATATCATTTCGATGCAATTAAGTTTGGTCATTGGTTAAAGGATAACTACTGCATACCTAGAGGATTAGAATATCATACGGGCAATGTGGGCAGATTTGCCCAAGATGCCCGTGGAAATATCACTAAAGCATATACTGATGATGGTAGAGAGTTCGAAGCAGATTTATATGTAGATTGTACAGGGTTTAAGTCTCTATTATTAGAGCAGACATGTGGATCTAAATTTATTAGCTATCACCATAACGATGGAGGTGCACTACTAAATGACACTGCTGTAGCGTGTCATATGCCCCATGCAGACCCATCTAAAGAGATAACCAACAGTACCAACTGTACTGCTATAGACAATGGGTGGGTATGGGATGTACCACTCTGGGATAGATCAGGTGTAGGGTATGTGTACTCAAAAGATTTTGCAGAGAATCCAGAGCAAGAACTATATGACTATTTGTTAAGGTCAAGAGGGAAGGAGAGAGCAGACAAAGCATCCATGAGAACTATTCCATTTAGAAATGGAAAGCATGAGAAGTCATGGGTTAAGAATGTATGTGCTATTGGTCTCTCTAATTGTTTCGTAGAACCATTAGAAGCAACAGGTCTAGTAACCACACATGAACAGATCACTAGACTATGTACAACACTATCAAGTAGAGAAGGATATACTAATAGAGCAGAAATAGATATGCTGAATCTAGTTGCAGACCTAGAGATAGATGGTTTTATGACATTTATATCTGCTCACTATGCTTTCAGTAGAAGAGAAGGTAAGTATTGGCAGACAGTATCAGATGATATATCATATCCTTTTGATGCAGGTGGATTGGATAACCTATTTGTCAAATACTCAGCAGAGAAGCATGTATCATATGAGTGGATCGGGGATCCAGCACACAATGATGGTGTGAGGTACATAGCAGCAGGTATGGGATTTAATCCTATTTGTGAACATACTCTAAATCTCAAGCGTTTGATGAATAACCTGCCTAAGGAACATGATGAGATGCACCTAGATGACGCAGATAGGACATTTGACGATTGGAGGAAGACCATGTATGATTGGACAAAGAACATGGATTCGTCATACGAATACACAAGAAAGAAGATCTATGAAGGTTAAGGACGTAGTTATCGTTGGAGGTGGCAGTGCTGGTTGGATGACTGCTGCTGCATTGGATGTATTGTGTCCACATGTCAACGTGACTCTTATTGAGGATCCAAATCAAGGTGTCATAGGTGTTGGTGAGTCCACACTACAGCAGATTCGTAGGTTCATAGCATTGCTAGGACTCAAAGACTCAGACTGGATGAAGGACATAGGTGCAACATATAAGACTGCTATTAGTTTTAATGACTTCTGGAAGAAGGGTGAGAGTTGGATGTATCCATTTGGATTAGTTAATATGATGGAGAGTAAAGTTCCATGGATGGCATGGTTCGTACTCAATGCAACTAAACCAGAGAAATATACTAACGATACATTTGCTACTACATTTAATCCTGTAGCACACTTCACCAAATATAATAAACTAACCTATGATACTACCTACTGGACACCATGGACTGATACTGCATACCATATAGATGCTATTAAGTTTGGACAGTGGTTAAAGAATAATGTATGCAAGAGAGTAAAACATATTAAGGGTGTAGTTAGTGGTTGGCAACAGAAACCAAATGGTGATATCGAGTCAATAATATATGGAGGTAAGAGATTATCTGCTGATCTATTTGTAGATTGTAGTGGGTTTAAGTCATTACTATTGGGTGATGCAATGGGTGTGGAGTTCGAGTCATTCCTTTATGGTGAAGGTGGTTGTCTATTAAATGACAAAGCAATATCTATTTCAGTACCACATGAGGATCCATCAAAAGAGGTTACTAACACAACTAACTGCACAGCATTAAATAATGGATGGGTGTGGGATGTACCATTGTGGGAACGTGGTGGACTAGGGTATGTGTACTCCAGTAAATTTATTACAGAGGATCAGGCACAAGTAGAGTTGTATGATTATTTGGTACGCTCTAGGGGCAAGGAGAGGGCAGACGCAGTGACATATAAAAGCATACCAATTAAGACTGGTAAGCATAAGAAATCATTTGTTGGTAATGTTATAGGTATAGGTTTATCTAATAATTTCTTGGAACCATTAGAGTCTACTGGGATCCTAGTTCTACATGAACAGGTGATTAGATTGTGCAATGCACTGTCAGGACGCAATGGGTTCATACCTAAGGTAGAGAAGGAAATGATTAACCAAGTATCAGACTATGAAATTGAGGGTCAGAAGAATTTCGTTGCTGCTCACTATGCTTTCTCTGAACGTGAGGAACCATACTGGAAGACTGCATCAGAAGTCATAGACTATGACTTTAGCGGTGGTGCTGACAACTATTTCCTACGTCATGCGTCACATAAGTACATAAACTTTGACTTCGTATCACCCATGGGTAGTATAGAGTATAATGATGGACCTAGATATTGTGCAGCAGGTATGGGTTTTAACCCTATAAATAAAGTGACACTACCTTTATCAAGGATGTGTAATGAAATCTTACCTGAGGAGGATGATGAAGCATTATCCAAGGCAGAGGATATCATTGACAAGTGGCATGAAGACATGCTATCATATTGTGAGACTTTACCCTCGTCTTACGAGTTCTTAAAACAAACCATTTATCAGGAATAAAATGACAGAAGATGTAAAGAAAGTAACTAACCTTGAGGATGCACAGGTAGAGGGTATCAACCCCAGTGGTGCACCAACTAATCTCGATCCAAATAATATCAATCAAGATCTAGAGGACTTAGGATTGCCTGAGTTGCCACCAGAGGTGATAGAAGAGGTGCAGTCTGCATATGAAGCAGTACAGTCACTTGATGATCTATGGAAGAATCTTATCTATCAGCATAGAGAGAAGTTTAATGCTTATACAGAGATGCAAGAAGGATTATCTTCTATGTCATTTGACAGACCTGAGACTAGAGTTAATTTTACTGAACTCAATGAACTTAGGGATGAGTTAGTTAAGATAGAAGGTGGTCTAGAGACTCTTAACATGTATCGTAAGTATGTGCTTAAAGAAGAAGAGCAACCATGGTTAGAGGTAGATATGGAGAAGCAGAGATCAAATATCAAAGTAGCAACTTCATCTAAGTTCTCAGATCCTAGGATAAAGAAAGATTATAGTGGATTGGCAGACTGGAAGGGTGGACAGAATCCAGAACTGAACAAAGTGAAGTAATGGAGTTAAACCTTGATTATTTGTTTCCTACTCCTATATGGTGGGTTGATCTAGATCATATCAATATCAAAGAGATGCAAGACATATGTTATAGCATTGCTAATGATATGCCTACAAAAGAAAGAAGCAACAGGGGGTTACTGAATTATCAGTCCCCTGACTTTTTTGGTGAGGAATTATGTAAGGAGGAGGATGATGAGTTTGGTAAGTTAGCAAGAACTATTAAAGATTTTGGTAATAAATGCTTTGATTCATTTGAGTCATGTGTTACCACACTAGAGTTTGCTAATTTGTGGATCAACATTAATAACAAGGGAGGATATAATGAGGTGCATACACATCCTGGTGCATTGATGTCTGGTGCATTTTATGTTAAAGTACCGAAAGAAGGAGATGCAGGTAGTATTACATTCCATAAAAATTCTATGGAAGCATATGTGGTTCATTCTCTGGGATTAGCAGAGGATTTGAGTAAAGCAGAAGCACCACATACACATGCAACCATGTCATACCCACCGAAAGAAGGTCGATTGGTGGTATTTCCTGCATGGGTCTCACATGGTGTGAGAGAGAACCATACTGAAGAAGATCGTATTAGTATCTCATTTAACTTGATTCCTAACAGGAACAAGAGAGATATGTCTGAAATTATTAAATCACATGATAGAACAACTATTCTCCATACCCGTAGCGACGGGAACGATAGTACCAACTGATGAACAGTTAGATGCTACTAATAAATTATTAGATGACGCATGGAACTGTACTAATAAAGGTGCATGGGCATTAGAAACAGGCAAATCTACAGGTGAATTAGAACAGGGTACAGAATTGTATCAATCACCAGTATTTGATTGGTTGACAATGCCTATATTAGATGTGGTACATGACTATTGGGATAATACTTTACAGTATCGTAAAGACTTCCACATGTATGTTGATAGCATGTGGGCGAATCAGCATTTGGAAGGAGAGACTACAGGAGAACATAACCACAGTGCAGGTAGAGGTAAGTCACATGTATCATGTGTATATTATCTTAAGAAGAACCCTGACTATGGTCATATAAAATTTCGTGATCCATTAGAAATGATATGGGGAATGTCTCCTCTGGATGCACCATTAAAAGATTTAAAGAAACAGCATACATATAAGGCAAAGTCATATGATTATGTGATATTCCCATCATGGTTATATCATGAGACAGAACCAAATGGTAAAGATGAACGAGTTGCTATTAGTATAAATTTTAGTGGATACCCACTAGACCCAAGTGAAGGAGATTGGAGACCAGGATCATGAATGTATTAAATTTGCCATTCTTAAATCCAGAGAAATTTCAGACAAATGATAGACCAAGAGTCTGGAAAAAAGCATTACCAAACCCAGAACAGTATGCTACATGGGATGATGTAAGCAAGTGCATGAATAACCCATGGCACTATAGATGTTGCTTGCTCAATACTGATGGTAGGAGACTAGACCTTACTGAGAAGTTTGAGGTATGGTATGAAGATAAGTTTCCAGTAAAAGAAGAACTATTCCGAGGTATTGAGGAGGGATTAACATTTACTATAGAACAGTATGGACATTATAATGCAGCAGTAGATAATCTATTAGAAAATATAGAGGACAGATATGATTGTAATTGTGATGCACATATATTTGGTAATGCTAAACCAAATGGTGTATCCTTTGGTGCACACTGGGATTTACCACCCAATTTTATATGTCAGTTAGAAGGAGAAACACACTGGCAAGTATATAAAGAGAGGTGTAGTGCATTAATTAAGATGGATGACCACCCATATAGTCCTGATAATGAGGGTCATGCACTCACAGTTGATCTTGACGTTACACTAGAACCAGGTGATGTAATGTATTTCCCTGCAAGAACATACCATAAACCATTTCCAGGTGGTAAGAGATTGAGTATGAGCATACCATGTGCATATCCTCGTGATGTACCAAGTGATAGGAGGCAATATGAAATCCGTTTTTAATACGTTACCAGAACCTATAGTTAATCAACTTGACAATATCACACGCAACCCAAGGTTTCCATGGTATTGGTTGGATGATACTACCTATCAAACAGCAGACAGTCATGATGGTATCAAGGCACAGTCATTCTCTCATCAAATAATAGATGAGTATGAACCTGTTAGTGAACAGACAGGATTATTTGAGAGTGCATTGCATTGCATTGCAGATAAATGTGATGCAAGAGTCTCGGACATATATCGTGTACGATTAGGACTATGTTATCCTGATGGTATGCTACATCATGCACCACATACAGATTATGATTTCGATCACACTACTGCATTATATTATGTCAATGAAGCAGAGGGTGATACATTTTTCTTTGATAAGGATCATAAAATTATTCACCGAGAGTCGCCACTCAAGGGTAAGATGATAGTATTTGATGGTAAAGAGATTCATGCTTCATCATCACCTACACAGGGTATTAGGATTGCAATGAATGTCAATTTTAAACTACGAATTTCTTGACCCTGAGGTCTACAAATATAATGATGAACCTAGAGTATGGCATAATGCTGTGGGGCAGATCGTTACATGGGAGGATGCAGAAAATGCCCTAAATGCCCCATGGAATCACATAGTCACAGTATTAGGTGATGATGGTAAGAGACTAGATCTAGAGTCAGTAGAGGAACCATGGTTCTTTAAAGGTATATACAAGAAGAGAGATCTATTTCAGTATGCAGAGGATGGATGGACAGTAAATATATCACAGTATGGTCATGGTAATGATAAGGTAGAAGAACTATTAACTGAGATAGAGAATAGATTTGATGGATGTGCTGACTGTGGTATCTTTATGAACTTGGGTACGAGACCAGAAGCGAGATCCTTTCATCCACATTGGGATCATGGTCCAACATATATTATGCAGATGGATGGTGAGACTAGATGGGTAGTGTATGAGAATAGAGTATCAGCATTGATACCTAGTACAGAGGAGAATCCTTATGTACCAAGTCAGGAAGAACTGACAATACAACTAGACACTGTACTTACAGCAGGAGATGTACTATACTTACCCCAGAGGAAATTCCACAAAGCATATCCATCTAAAAAGAGACTCTCATTATCAGTACCAATTTGGTGTCCAAAGAGGTGTGAGTGTAGTGATCGGAATTCGTATCGTTTAAATCTCTAAATACTATTAACGTCACATGTGGGGGAAACATGACATCAATAGCAGTAGAGTGTTTAACTCTACAGCAGAAGCATAAAGAAACATTAACTAAGGCACTTTTCCTATTACAGAAAGAGTGGTATAATAAACTGGGTCAACTACCAGATGAACAACGTGAATTGATTGATGAAATTGCGTCCGCCTTACATCTCAAGCATGAGAATAGAGGATAACTTCCTCGCTCAAGATAAATGGAAAGAACTACATGATTACATGACATCATGTGAGTTCCCATGGTTCATGCAAACTACATTAACTTATGGTAATGATGACTTAGAAGCGTTTGGATTTAACCATTGGTTAACTGCTGAGGAACACCCATTATTTGCTCACCTTGTCACCGAGATGCAATCTGCCCTATCTGCCCGTAATGTGTTACGGGTACGAGCAGACATGACATTACTTAATCCTAATAAGTATAGACATGGATGGCATACTGACAGTAAGGAGGAGCATACAGTCTGCATATATTATGTAAATGAAAGTGATGGTAATACATTACTTAAGGATCCAGTTGAGGGTCATGGTTTTATGCAAGTAGAACCAAAAGCGAACAGACTATTGGTATTTGATGGCAGTATAGAACATACTGGTCACTCACCAAGTGAACACAAACAGAGGATTTTAATCAATGCAAACTTCTGTTAAACCTGAGATTCTCCCACTATTCTCATCACCAGTATATGTGTGTGAGGATAAGACTATGCCTAATGTTATTAGTGCTATTGAGGGATGGGAGTATCATAAAGCACCCCAACAAGGTAGTCAGACATTCGAAATGAATGTTTTAACTAAACTACCTGCACTTAGGGAGTGGTTAAACTTTCATGTAGAAGAATATGTATGGAATGTGTTAGGAATTGATAGAAGATGCCATGAAATAGTATATACTTGCTCATGGATTAACAGACACAAATTCCAAGAGAAAACACATGAACATTCCCACCGTAACAGCATGTATAGTGGGATTTGTTATTTACAAACACATGAAAGATGTGGTGATCTGGTCTTTAGGGATCAATCATATAATATGGTATCACCACGCATAGTTCATGGTAACCTATACAATAGTAAGCAATGGACAATACAACCTAAGGATGGCATGGTGGTGATGTTCCCTAGTTCTATGGTGCATCTAGTCACACCTAACCAGATAATGCGAGAGAGATACTCACTAGCATTTAATATCTTTCTTAAGGGTGATTTTGGTAACCCTACTTCATTCTTAAAATTATGAGTACACCTATTTTTCTATCGGAGTCTGTAAGATTGGAACTAAGAAACATACTCAAGTCACTTGAGGTTGGAATGAGAGTCAGGACACCTGACAATGAGGATGGTTACATAGACTTCATTTGTGACCAATATATTACTGTAGTCACCCATGAGTGGGAGGATAAGGATAAATTAAATGGTAAGAGACAAGTCAAGGTGTTGGTATATGCTGCTGACTGGGAGAATATGTACTTAGAGGACACCCACTTCTATAATAAAAAGAATTATACAGGATATATTCGTGAACATCCTGGAAATGAAGACTTGCCAAAAGACATTACTGGTAAGGATCCAGAGAATAAATAACTACTTAATGAGGAACTATTATGTGGAACATCAATTTAAAACCTGTTTGCAAGTTCGCTACTAAGGTTAAGGAGTGGGATAAGGCACTAGCAAAGAAGATACAAGACAAGTATAACTTGACTGACTATCAGATGTTATGCCTAGCATTTGGTAAGGGATTTATTATTGGTGCTATACTATTATGATGCAATTTAATGAGAAGGACGTTAACCGCATGATTAGAGCATGTGAGTACTATGAGCATTGGGTATGTGGCAATCATCCTACTGGTTATATGAAGGAAGAATACAGTCACCTACTAAAGAAACTACATAACTATGAGTCTGAAATAGATTGTCCAGATTGCAAGTGCTGTGCGATCCACTCATAGAAGTGGCACACACCCTGTTGCAAGTGGTTGACTACATGGTATTCTATTAATGGGAAACAAAGCGGTTCCCCTCTAGTCCGACAAAGATGCCGATCCCATAAGCAACTCGGATCCCAGAAGCGGACACATGACCGAGGGGGTAAAATGCACAGACAGACCGTTTTTGTTTCTCTCGTCAATATCTGCCATTAAACTAAATGCCAACTGCAACACCTCGCAAAAGAAGGACACGCAAGACAACACCTGCACAACCTAAAGTCGAGGTCATTAAAGTGACAGAACCAAAAGCAACACCAGTTGCACCAGAAGTTACAACAGAGAAGAAATCACCCGATTACACAAAACTAAGAGGATTTGATTTCGTTGTATTACCACTCATATACCTAGAAGCATTTGTAGTAAACTTCCTACAAAACCTAGATGTCAAAGTTCCTGACAGAGTGGCAGTCAAATAACTGTCCACAAGCACCCAAAAGGGTGCTTTTTTATTTGTATAATGAATAGGTAGGCGAGTAGTCACGCCTACACAATCTTATTATTGATTAAGTGACCAATTCTTTGAGACCACATCAAGAGCGAGCATTGGAAGCAATGACTACGCAAGATAAAGGTCAAATCATAGTGCCTACTGGTGGAGGCAAAACATTTATAATGATACAGGATACTATCAACCAGTTCCAAAGTAGTATCCCTAAAACTATTGTAGTAGTAGCACCTCGCATATTATTATCTCAACAGTTATGTGCTGATTTTATGTCACATATAGATGCTGATGTGTTACATGTACATAGTGGCAAGAGTAAATATCTTAATACTACAAAACCTGAGGAGATTATACAATGGGTTGATGATAGTGTTAAGCATAGAATAATATTCACAACATATCATTCACTTCATAGAATAGTGACTGATGTTGATACAATATATTTTGATGAAGCACACAATAGTGTAGCAAGATCATTCTTTAATGCAACTCAGTATTTCGCTAATAAGAATGTATCTAATCGTTGCTACTACATGACAGCGACACCTAGGGTGTCTAGGAAGCACGAGAGGGGCATGAATAATGCTGAGGTATATGGTAACATCATCTGTAATGTACAGGCAACAGAATTGATTGAGAGTGGAACTATACTACCACCTACCATAGTACCATTTAATACTGAGAAACCTGCACAAGATAGTATAATAGACATCATTGATAATGCTTATGATGATGGTGTGCTTAAGGTATTAGTATCAGTACCTAGTTCTAAAGTATTAGGTAAGATGTTGGGTCAATCATCATTGTTAGAGGAATTAAAAGAGAGAGACATTAATGTATTACATGTAACAAGTAAGTTTGGTGCATACGTTAATGATAAGAAAGTATCTCGTAACGAGTTCCTAACAACATTGCATGAGTGGTCAAAAGATGATACAATATCCTTTATATGCTTTCATTATAGTATTCTTTCAGAGGGTATAAATGTAAGTGGATTGACTCATACTATTATGATGAGATATCTGTCAGTTGTAGAAATGGCACAAACCATAGGTAGAGTCATTAGATTAGATGCTGACGATAGAGCAAGAATTAATAGTGGTGAGTTAGCACCTATGAATTGGTCACTATATAATAAACCAACAGGTTATGTTACAGTACCAGTTCATCCTAAGACAAAGCACATAGTCAAGAGATTACAGAAAGTAGTTGATGCTATTTTTGTTGAGGGTAAACCACCAGTTTCATTAGTGAGTTAGTATGGGAGACATTAAGGCACTATTTCCAGGATTTTATTATCATGGTGAAGTGCCTAGTCACGAGTATCTTAAGAAACTATTTCTTAGTGAATTAAGTGATGCACAATTAAATAGTCCATCTGAATGGAATTGTAAACTATCATCTAGTTTTGATAGTAGCACAAATCTAACAGACTTTTCATGGAATGTATTTGAGAAGGCAATACAAGATAATATAATGAATATGCACATGAAATTAGGTGGTAAACCTGAGCATAGAATAGTTATGTTTGAGTCATGGATAAATGTATATAATCAGGGAGATATGCAAGATGTACATACTCACTCAGGTGGGGATGATTGTACATTTAGTTGTGCATATTTTCTTGACTATATACCTGAGGAGGATGCTAATTTTATATTTTATTATCCCGATCAGAATATACATATAGGGAACTTCAGTAAGTATTATCCAGTTAATACAACTTGGTTCCCTGAGGTTAAAGAAGGGGATATAATTATATTCCCTGCTTATCAACATCATCAAGTGAGTATGCAACAATCTAAACACAAACGTATCACAATATCTGCTAACTTTAAAGTTAGAGGTGATGATTACACACCAACACAAAATGAATTAGTGAGGGAATTAGCATGACATATAATATAGAAGGTGTCAACGTAATTGATGGATACTTTCCTGATTGGATTGTAGATGATGTTGCCAACTGGTTAACAGATTATTGTCCTATGTACTATAATAACGCACCTTATGGTGATGCTAGTAGTAGTAGATTTTGGGGTAATACTGTTATTAGAAATGATGATTTTACAGATACATCACCATACTATTGGTTCTTTAGTTACCTATGTGAATGTGTAAAGAAAGATATATGCAAAGATAAACCCATATCACATATTCATAGGTTATTAGTTAATGCTCAATCACCTGATATGCAAAGTGAATTCCATGATGATAGGCACATATCTGCAACAAGTGTTATATATCACGCATTTGGTGAAAGTGGTGATACTGAATTCGCTAGTGGTGATAGGGTTAGATTTAGACAAGGTAGATTAATAGTATTTGATAGTAAGATCAAGCACAAGGGGAATCCACCTTATGTGCATGATAAAATGAGAATATCATTAGGAGTAATTGCAGATCATGTACCTAAGGACAGTTCTGCAACTATCACACAACAGGGAGTAATTTTCTAAATGGATGGTAAGATAGATGTCTCAACAAAAGAGTGTTATACACTCGTTAAAGCAAAACAGCATGTTGAGCAGTTGATGTCACTAACCAGTAAACTCGAAAGATCAACTTATATTACAAAGTTGCTCAATCAGTTACATAAAGAGTTAGAATATCAGCATGAGGTTCGAAAGAACCCCAATCTAGTCAAGATAAATGATTCTTGGTTAGACTAAATACAAACAAATCACTTTAGTCTCGGAGGAGATGATGACAACTAAAAAGACCAAAAAAGGTGCAGGATCAACAACAGATCACTACATCCAAGATGCTGCTGAAATATATCTTGCAGCAGAATTACAAAAGCAAGCAGAGAATAATGAGGTTGCGATCTCAAACTGTGCTGCTACTCAGGAAGAGGAGTGGATCACATACTGCACAGAACGTGGAGTATTATCTAAATTCTTATCATCTAAGTATAAAACAAATGTTGATAAGACAGTACATAAACTATTACCTGAGTTTATTAAAACATATCCTAACAGGAAGTTTTACTTTACATGTGTAGATGCTGAGTTCAGAAACAAGAATCTAAAAGGTGATCTATTAATCACATTTGATGATTGTTCACAAGTTTCAGTATCAGTTAAGAACTACAAAAATGGTTTTGATTCTATACAAGTATGCTCAGGAACATTTAACTCAACACTAAACAATTTCTTATTTGATAATACTAACTGTTCTCCAGGAATGTATAAAGATAGTAGAGGTAATAAGTTTAAAGGTAGTAAGAGAGAACTAAGAGATGAATTAGTTAATGAAATTGCACCACAATTAATAGGTTACTATCATCAATTAGATGCAATCAATGATGCAGTTCGCAATTTCTATATTAATAGCGATCAAGCAGAGCATTGGGACAATGTTAAGGATCAATGGCAGTCAGATTGCAAAACAATAGGTACACAAGTTGCTGCTACTATTACTGAAGCAGTTAACCAGATTGACAACAAATTAGTATTAAATAGACTACTAAAAGCAACTGGTATTGTATCTGATGAGCATCTATTGTGCATAGGTAAAGGTAACTATCTATTCTCAGTTACAGATGAGAAGTATGCTGCATTACAGTTAAGACTAAGAAATGCAACTCATGTAGTTACAACAAATAGAGGACAATCAGTTTTCTATGATATATGTGATGATAACGGTACTATCTTGACTATTAATCAACCTTGCACACTTCAGAAAAATGGTGCATGGCACGCATTAAATGAAGATAGATTTGATGGATTAAGAGAGAAGAAAGATAAAGGTAAGAAAGTATTACTTGCATGGGGTCAGAGAAGACCAGCAAAGAGCAAGGAACTTGCTACCAGTACCAACACATACCTTAGACTAAGGGAAGCGGTTTAATGAGGAATACATACGATTTATTCCCTATTAAATACCACCATGTACACATCCGTAACCATTCGGATGTGTTTGGTAAATTATATGATAGTGCTAAACATTTATTAAACTCATCTAAAGGTAAATGGAATTGTGATACACAAACCACATTCTTTGATGAAAATGATATTGTAGCACCTGATGAATTAGGTGAAATGTTATCACCTTACCTATATCAATATTTTCCACCTGAGGTGAATATTAATATAGTTAACAGTTGGATAAATGTATATGATAAAGGTAATTGGCAAGAACCACATCATCACATAGTATTTCCTGAGTTCATCAATTTTAGTGGTGTGATATTCATTAACTATGATCCTGAGAATGATGCTAAATTCTATTTTGAGAATATGAACTTAGATCATACTATCTCAGGTTACACCCATATAATGAAACAAGATCCAATTTTAGAACCACCAGTACGTCAGGGTGATATGATAGTATTTCCATCATTCATACGTCATGGAGTACACCTACAAAAGAATGATTCTAAGCGAACCACATTATCATTTAATTTGGATGTTCGCTAGGACACTTAATGAACCTGCACATCACATGATGAATATACCATGTGATGTACTATAATTAGTATGTAAACAAGAGAACAACTCATGGACAGACAACCACTAATCGATTCTATGGGTGATTCACTTCTCAAATCTATCACTAAGTCTGTATCAAATGATGAGTTAGAAAATGCTCATGCACTATACAGCGAATGGGTAGTTGATGGTGTTGATCCTGAGGATAATGATTATGAGTTCCTATTATTAAATGATCTCTCAGAAATCCAATGATCTCAATGAAAACAATCAACACATCAGACCTTTGCAGAGACACAATGAGACAATGTGTCAAGGATTCTGATTTCCTACATTCTATTGTAGGTGAGTACATCCAACTACTCAACAATGAACAGAGAGCAACCCTAAGAGAGTCTCTCAACTATGCACAAGAGGAAGATCTAGTTGATGATCGTGGTTATGTAACATCTAATACAGAACTACTTGATGACTCTACATACAAACAACAATTCTATGGAGGTACAGCAGACTAATGAAATATGATATGTATTCACTACTCAATGAAGATCAGATAGAAGAGATCTCAGTCATGCTACTTGATGCCCTCGCTGCCCAAGATGTCTATCCAGAACTTTGGGAGATTGATATCAATTGTATTGTTGATGATGTCTTTGATGTTAGTGAGGTTACAGCATGAAACAATACAAACTGCCTAGGGTGCTGCTACGTCACGAACCTGATTTAAGTTTGATGACAGATCAACAGTTAACAATCTGGGCAGAGGATGTAAGAAAAATACATCCAGATTTTCCATTTGATTCCCACATACTAGAGAGACTTAACAATGAATGAACGTGAATTCTACTACAACATGGCAGTTTACTTAAATGATGATGAAGTTGGTAAGATCTGGAAAATAGTTGGTAAAGCACTTGACAGACACAACTATACAGAGCATCACATGGGTGAACTATCCATAAGGGTATATGATTCTAGTTTGACTGAACAACCAGAAGAGTCAGTCTAATTAGTGTCACATCACTATTGTAATAGTGGATATGATCTATTATAATAGTATTATACAAAACAATTATTATGCCAACTATCAAAGAACTTAACAACTTCGTAAACTATGTTTGGTCATTCTACGGTGAACATAGTGACACACTTTACCCTATAAAAGGTTTAACTAAGGGTCACATTTATGATGCTTTCTTTACATATAAGAATAGAATCTTAAAAGGTGATATAGAATATGCTCACTATTCATGGGGTGATGGTGATAGTTTAGACAGAGAAAGAGTAAGGGATATTATACTTGAGAACCCAAGATTTGAGTGGGGAGTATGAAACTAATTCTATTAATCGTCATTGGAGTATTAATTTATCAGTCTGATGATTCACGTTATTTTGTTAGTGACCAACTGCAAAATGCAAGTGAATTTATAAGACCAGATCCCAAATTTAACATTCGTTATTAACAACTATGAGAACAATTCACGTCACTAATGATGAACTTTATGAGTTCACTAAGTTATATGATCTACTCAGAGATATGGATTTTGAGTTAACATCAAATCAAGAAAGTGTCTTTGAGAAAGTATTAGAAATGGATGCAAATACTACATTCATTGATATAAACAACAATGGAGGTAAGTATTAATGAGCGATCTAATTACAGTTAGTTCTGATTACTTTGGAATGACATTCTATTTTGATGATGATAACGATCTCATGTATTCACCTTCACTAATTGATGGTGGATATGATAAAGATTGTGAGGGTTATGTACATGAATGGGATGATTTTGATGGATGTAACTATCAACAATTATTTGCAATCATCAGAGAGTTAACATTACTTAACCGCATAAAAGAGGTTAATGAAACTGTTACTCAATCGTACGCATTTAGATTAGATCAATTACAAGAATGAACATGAAATCATCAATTAAAAAACAAAAACTAAAGGCACAAGTTAAGTCACGTTTTTATTACTTATTCTGGGGAATTGCCACAGTAAGTGTTGTTGGAGGTCAGTTACTTGTATCCAATGGATATAATAAAATGACTGAACAAATAGAGCAATTAAATAACATTTTAATTGAGAATAGTCGTTCTAATTATAATCGTTATCCAAAAGGTTCACCTGTTCCCGATATCATTTTATTATGATATATCAGAAGACTTGTTTAACATTACTGGTGATATTATCTACCATAAATGTAATCATTAGCTATGGAAAGCAGGATACCATACCATGCGAGCGAAGTCAATATGAAATGGACACTTTTATTAGTGTCACATCTCTTATGGAATAGTGGACAATATCCTTTATAATAAGTACATACCAAACAAAGGAGAACTTCCCAAATGAGACAAATCGAAAGAAACATGAACAGAGCAATCAGAAACGGTGCTAACTTCTCTTCATCAAACACTAGCGTTGTATCTGAGGATGGTGTTTCTATCGTTCGTTTACATGGCAACCACATTGCAACAATCAATAAGGCAACTGATTCAGTTGTACTATTTGATGGCGGTTGGCAGTCAAACACCACTAAGAGTCGTTTAAATGCTCTTTGTGACGAGTTTGCTTACGGTTGCAGAGTATTCCAAAAACAGTTTGAGTGGTTCGTATCTACAAGATCAGGCACAGTTGATTTTGATAACGGAATCACTCTAAAGTTTGACTAATTCACCCTAATTTCTTATTTTAACATGAAGTACCTTGACTTACTCACAGAATTGCAAAACTTAACAGAAGAGCAATTATTACAAGATGTGATAGTTTACAACAATTCTTACAAAGGTTATCATGCTGCTAGTAATATATTCTTAGCGAATGAAACCGATCCAATCGCACTCAATCAACCATTTTTAACAGTTTAGAACAATGACCGAATTCCTTTACACAATCGAAACCCCTAAAAACTTTGATGATGGGGACATCCAAACCTCTAGTCTTGACAAGGCAAATGACCTTGCATTTGACTTACATTTAGACTATGATTATTCATGCGTTAGATGTAACATAACAGGTGAAATCGTTGCCGAGTATGGTGAAGTTTTCCCATTAGTTGCGGAGGGTTATGTATAATGAGTTGCCTACAAAATGAAGCACTATTAGAAACAATCTATGATGAAGTTTGGGAGGAGTTTAGAACAATTAACAACCTAACTTCAGATCAACTTTATACATTAGAGCAGAATTCTCCAACTGGTGTTATACAACAGATAGAGGATGAAACTAACAAACGTTTTGAGGATTTAATCCAATGAGTAACAACAATTACACGCAATCTGCAAATCCAAATGCAACAAATAGTGAGTTAGATGCAAAGAAGATAGTAACAAATAGTGGACTAACTTCTGAGCAAAGAGATGAACTAATTGAGTCATTTGTTGAGTTGCAAGTTGATAACATGAGCGTGCAAACTATGGCAGAGTGGATAACAGATTTACTCACAATTGACTACTCTAAGTTAACAGATAGTGAGTTAAAAGAGAGAGTTTGGACATTTGATGAGTACTTATATGATGAGTTAGTTGATAACGTAACTATGGAAGATAGTGACGCTAAGTATCATCATTTCCAGGAAATTAGACATGACCACGTTAACAATGAGGTATTTTAATTATGCCACGATTTAGTGAACTTAAGAGAGTTAATCGTAACACTCGAAGTGGATACAATGGGAAACATATTACATGTCCTAAATGTTATTCACTAAGCAAAGTATTTCACTTCAGTTGGAGTGCATTACAATGTCAAAGTTGTGGTGCAGATGTTAATAAGAATGACTGGAGGATTCACCCTACTAAAGTATCATTATGAACAGACCAATTAGACCTGCTAATTTAATAATAACACCAGTAACTTCTGCTAGTGTTAATATGAACTTAGATGAAATTTCCACAGTTCTTTACATATTGGAAGGATATTTGCAAGGTAATGATGATACTGAACTATGCAAAGAAATAGACAATTTAATAACTAAGTTCGAAATTGCAAGTGAAACTATACCATTCCCTGATGAAGATTAAATGTCAAGTGTTAGTATGACACTAATATTACTGACCATTTAATATAGAATTGCCCTGCCTGTCTTGCTATAATATTAATATACAAGGGGAGACACCCCAAGCGATTTTTTTCTAAACACATGCCTACAACAACAACAAATCCAGTCCAAACTCAAGTCTATGACTACGCTCTTGCCCTTTGCGAAGCACTCAGACAGGACTATAAAGCATGTTCTTACCGTATGATTAAGTCAGGTAATGAATCAGAATTAAGCGAGTATGCAAAAGGAAGACTTGCCCAACTTGATAATGATGAAGTTTCTATGAGATTTAGAATAGAATCAGGTAGAAAGTTCTATAAAATCATACAACAGGATGAGCGAGATGGCAGTTGGAGAGACGGTTCTGTCCATGCTTTCATTACTAAAACTACTGGTGATGTTTACAAACCAGCATCATGGAAAGCACCAGCAAAGCATATTAGATATAACTTACTGGACGAATCTTCCCGCAATCTATGTTTAAATCGTGCAAGTTGGGCAGGTGGTTATCTCTATATGAGATAATCTTCGCTCACTAATTAACAACAATTGCCTATTAATCACTAATCTAATTAACAATGACCACATTCCAATCTGTATTTCCTAAAGGTAACATAAACAAAGAAATCCTTGAGACTGATTTATACAATATCGCTCGTAATCACGAGGGAATTCTTGATATGATCTGCCACGGATTTGTTGATAAAATGTCATCAACTGAGGTGAAAGATTATCAGGAAATGTTAAACAATAACTTTCCACAGAAAGTAACAACTAAGGAGGGTAATTAATGTCTTATTCTTCACCCTATCAAATAGGAATAGGAGACAATGTAACATTTAATAAGAGACAATATCAAGTCCTTATTAATTACATAAGGGGTGAAACTGACAAAAAAGGTTATACACCTAAACACAATCGTACTATCTTAATTGATAACAACGATACAAGGATTACATGCCTTGATTACAAACAACTCGTTATTAACTAAATGAAACTCAAAGCACCTAATTCACCTAAGAAAGTAACAACAACTGTTACTAAACAAAATGTATATCAATACAGACCATATCGCACATTAAAGAATTACTAACTGTTTTCCACAATGTTAAACATAGTGTGCGTATGAGTTATTAACAATTAAGCGGTAGATTGTGGAAAACTCGTTAACATTTAAAAAGGTTTAATTAAACATAGTTAAGTGTTAAATAGATCTGTTAATCTACGGAACAATTGTTGTCTCAAAGCGTAGCATATTAACACAGAGTTGTCAACACATAGTGGACACACACAAAACTAACACATAGGGGGTTGACTTTCCAGGAGAAAGTATATATAATTAGTACAGTTACTAAGTGATACTTAGCGATCACAATTACCCATGGGTAGGACATACAAACGTAATGACCCTTATGTATCACATAAGGCAAAAAGTTTGAGAGAAAAGAGG